AGAATCTCTTCGTCGGTCTGACGGAGGATCTTACGCTTCACATAATCGCGGGAGTAGTAGGTACCGATGTAGGGTTCGATCTGGACCATCAGGTTCAGACGCTCATTCATCAGTTCCGCTTCCTTCAGTTCAGCGAAGTGGTTGTCATACAGGTAGTCAAACTGGATGTGCTCTGACATCTTCTCCCAGTCTTCGGGAGTCACGATGTTCTTCAGGATCAACTGAGTTTTCAGCAGATCGAGGAACAGTGCAGAGAAACGCTTGCGGAGACGACCCACGAACTTACTGAACATCAGTTCGTCACGCAGGATCTCGCTAGAGCGACCCATGTTGAATCCCTGGTCACCACCAATGCGGGACTCGGGAACGTTCAGTGAACGATACAGTTTCTTCTGGAAGTATTCGATGTCACTCAGTTCGCCCAGGTTCTGACCGCCAGGCAGAGTAGAGATCTCAGTGCCACGACCACCCTCACGACGAGGAAGCCAGAAGTCTTCCAGCATGGACATGAACTTCTTGTCGTCCTTGATCTCACCAGTGTTGGCGTCATACACCAACTTGTTCCGGTAACGACTCATCACGTCACGCAGATACTGCTCTGCCTTGACCTTTGGTAGGTTGCCAACGTCGATGTAGAAGATACGACGCTCAGGTGCACGCGACAGACGGTAGATGACGAGGGAGTCCTCAATCATCCGGAGTTGGTTCAGACCCTTGATTGCCTTGTGGAGGTAGGACAGGGTGAGTTTTTTGTTGCGGTCTACCAGACCAGAGGTGATGTGGCAGATGGAATCCTTAGCGATTCGCACGCCCTTGCCAGCAACAGAACCATACTTCTGTGCAACGCCCTGCGGGTAATAGGTGTAGAACTCCTGAACCTTGGTGTCTTTGGTGACGTTGGTTGCGGCGTTGTCAGGCATAGGCATGTCAGGCACACCCTTACCCTTGTCATTGGGTTTGACCCTCATCAGTTTGATCTTGAGGGCGTCGATATATCGAATCTCTTTGATACCTTCGTCCGGTTTCTGAACGTCGATAACCTTGTGGTAGTACAGTCGCCCGTCCACATACCAGTTGCGGAAGATCTCGTGCGACTTCTTGTCAAACTCAAGCAGGTCCTTGACCGTCTTGAACTCATCTCGAATAACATTCTTGAGGGATTGACCAACCTGCAGGTTGTCCAGGTCAATCTCCACGGGGGAATCATTTAGGTCTGAGACGATTGCCTCATTGACCACGTGCTCTACAGCAGTGTCACATTCTGGGTGCAGGGACATGTCCCTATAGCGTTTGATGATATCGAACTCGGTTCTGAAAACACCTTCGATATCAACATACTGCCCATAAAAACCCGAAGAAAGGTAGTAATCAGCACCGTCTTCCTTGTTAGGAGCGACAGGACTGATTACACCTTTCGACTTTTTTGATTCATCATCAATTGAAAAACCAAAAAGTTTGGTCATAATAATAGGGTACTGGGTCTAATCGATATATTTATCAGACCACAGAACCGCTGTTATTGCTGTCGTAAGCAGCCCACCACTGAACCTGCAGGGTAACCTGGAATTCTTCGATGGTATCAGCGGAGTCATAAGACAGTTCAATGCCACCAACAGCACTAGGCCAGCAACCCTTCATCTGGTAACGACGGAGCACAGGAAGTTGTGCAGGGTTGTCTTTGCCTTCAACGTTCAGCTGGGTGCTTGCACGACCCAGTTGGTTGACAGTCCAGTCAGCGTAATACTCACTGGGGTTGATGGTGCCAGAACCGTCAGACACCTTGATGATGTAGTTCGCCCACCGCTCAAATGCTTCGCGGAGTTTGAAGTCACCATCGTTGATCACGGTGATGGTCCAGGGATCGAAGCGACGATCACCAGCAACCTTGAGTTGACGACCCCGGAAGGGGACGATCACTTCCTGGATGTTGGAAGCAGGGAGCTGTGCTCCCTTGATCATCATCCGGTGGGTGGTGTCTTCAACTTCTTCGTCGAAGATGCCAACACCTTGGGGGAAGTTCAGCTCAACCTCAAACAGATTAGGACGAGCACCGCCACCCGTAAGCCGAGACTTGAACGAATCAATAGACCGTTCGTTGTTCGGTATGGAAAAAATGTTCCTATCTAAAGCCATTAGTTGGGTCTCCTATTGATCAGACGGTGCCGACGACTTCGCTGAAGCTAACGCCTGTGCGAGTAGCAACAAACGTCAGACCAATGAAGTTGATCGAGCGGGCGGGTTTGAGGTAGATGTCAGCAATGAACTCATTGCGGTCGATGACATCTGGGGTGTTGTTCGTCTCATCACAGACGAGCAGGAAGTCGGTCAGACCTCGCTTCGCTTGTACGTCGCGGAGGAAAGGTTCGACGATGTTGATGAAGTTGGAACGAGTTCCAGCGTCATTCAATTCAAACAGTTGAGACTTAGCAGCGTTCTCGATCGCCTTTTCCAAGGTGATGAAGAGACGACGAACGTTGATGCGATCAAACGCACTCTCGAATGAAAGACCCGTCTTGTCTCCGAAGAGGATGATGCCGCCACCAGGTTGAGAGATGACAGGGTTGATCCGGTTGGAGTAAAGTTGATCTCGTGAATCCTGACCAGGGTTGAAGGCCAGTTTGATAGCGAAGTTCAGACCACCACGTGCTTGTCCAGCAGGGGAGAACCAAGGGAAGTTATCCCGGTCAGTCCGTGCACAAAGTCCAGCAATATCTGCGGAGATCGGCATGTAAACGAACTGCTTATTGAAGCGGTCGTATACGTACTGATAACCAGAATCGAAGACAGCGTACGAACTGGAGGTGAGAGGAGAGAAGAACTCAAGAGTGTTCTTCAATTTGTCCGCAGACTCAGTTACGTTGACTTGAGACGTGCGGCAGGGGGAGATGAAAGCGATGCAGTCCTTGCGAAGTTCGCAAATCTGGATCATCTTGTTTGCTTTCGCTTGCTCTTCTTCCTTCGATTTGAAGGCACCGCCCTGCAGGAGGAAGCGAATGTCGCTGTCCACAGGATCGGCAAACTTGTTATAGGAGGTGAGAATGTCACCCAGAGGTGCATCGAAAACTCCAATACCGGTGTAGTCGAGACCACCCTTCAGGGTGTACTTGACGTTACCCACCAGGTTGAACTTGAGGTCCTTGGATTCTTGACCCCAGGCACCAGCACCAGAAGTGACAGGTGTGAAACCAGAACTGAATCCAGAGGCAATCGGTGACGTGTTGTTGAAGTTGTCGGTACCGTTCACCAGCGAAACGCCTGCCCACAGATAGGCAGAGTTCTCAGCGATGTAGTTCTTGTAGTAGATCTCACGACCACCACTGATCTCAGCGTCGCTGGACTTAGACAGGTTGCCGAACTTCTCCAGAACGGAACCCACATCACCAGTCACCTGACCACCAGCGTCAACCACCACAATGTGGAGGGCATCGTTGTTGCCATCACGGTTGGAGGTGTAGTTGCTGGTCTGAGGACGGTTCAGAACAGAACGCCAAGGCAGGGTCACCAGATCAGTACCACCGTCAGCAACGCTGGTCAGAATGTTCTGGGAGTTGTACCAATCAACACTGCTAGTCGTTTGACCCATGGCAACGGTGGAACCGCTGCTGTTCACAAAGTTGATAGGTGAACCAGTCTTGAACTCACGCTGGGAGTTTTGCTGGTAATCAACAACGGTCTCAGTACCACCAATAACAGTGCTAACAACGCGAACTTCAACAGTTCCAGCGGTGTTATCTTTGGCGGTAACGATACCTTTGAGGATACCGGTTGCAGCAGTCACCGTACCCAGACCAATCGTTTGTCCTGTCAGGTGCTGGGTAACACCCATACCAACAGTCACGTTGGATGCGATGCTACCAGTTTGGAGCGTAGGGGTAAGAATTTGGTCAGCGAAGTTATCGATGACAGCGACTTTCACATCGTTGGACCAAGATCCGGGGTTCTTGGCAGCCCAATACCAATGCAGATCATCTGCTTGGTTGTTATAATAATCGTCTTCGTTCTCAACCAGCAGGTTAGTGGTGTGAGCGTAACCGGCGGCGGCGTTTGCGTTTACAAGGTCTCCACCCTTACAACGCACCACATCCAGTTTTCCTCCATAAGAGAGGAAGTGTGATGCGGAAAGGAAAACCTCATAGTGGTAATCAGACTTGCCGATACCCGGTTGTCCGAAAACATCAACGAGTTCTTTCTCGTTATTGATCCGAGTAATTTCGTTTACGGGTCCTTTCCGAAAGGGACCGACAAAACCTGCTACGACGTTGGTTGTAAAATCAACGCCACCACGAGTTAGGTCAACTTCCCGTATAGAAATACCCGGAGATGCTAATCGAAGTGCCATTCTAACTCCCTAGTGTCCCTACGATGACTAGAGATATTTAGGAATTTGCTTATTTAGGGGGCATTCAGGACATGTACTCCCACATGTAAGACCTGTCACCATATTCGTCTGTCTTCCAAACAGTACCATCAGACTCGATAGTTTCTCCTCCCATCTCGTCGAATCCATCACAGATAAATCCGAAGGGTGCCATGTCTTGTTCGATGGCATTCTTCTGCTCTTCGTATATTTTTCTACGGACATCCTGGTCCGTCATTTCTTTGAAGTAGTCCTGTGCAACTAACCAGGCAAAGATAACCAGGCACATAGCAAGGTCATCATTACAACCTTCCTCTGCCTCAAACGACTGCTTCTTCTGGATGAACGTTGTCAGTTCTGCAATGATGTTGTAGTCACAGAAGATTAGTTTGTCATCCTCAACCAGAGTCTTGAGGTTAGAACAACCCACCTTCTTGGTGACCTGACTCATCTTGACACCCAACTGTGTCTTGACACCAGAGAACCCAGAACCAACTTGCTGACCTGCACGCCCACGCATTGCAACCATCAACAGGTTCTCGTACTCCAGGTCATAGAACAAGATGGATGCCACCTGGTCACCGATGTCATTGACC